AACTTACTAACATCATATCCTTCTACAACGATTAATTCAATTAATCAAACTTATAGTGATATTGCAACAAGAAATTTACTTAATCAAATACCTAATGTATTTTCTAGAGGTGTAAGTGCTGATTCAATTAAGCAAGGGCTAACAAATGCCTTAAAAGGAACTCTTGCTGATTCACTAACTAAGATTACTGGAACATTTGTAAATGGTTTGTTTGGAAAATCACTTCCACAAAATACATTTATTAATTATAACACACTTCAAAATTTAGAAATAAACAATATCGATGATCTGAATGAAGTGAATAATCAGTATGCTCAAGGTGTCGTAAGTAAGTATCTTAATGTTGCTGAAAACTTTAATCCTGGCAATCAAGAAAATAAAAATAAACTTGCCAATCAAAACTTTGGATTTTATGATCCAACTGGAACTTATCCAGAAGAATCTTATAAAGATAAGAGCGAAGTTAACTTAGCTGCACAAGGTGAAATTACACAACAAGTAAAGGATAGAGAAGCTGATAGGCCAGTAATTAATCAGGCTGGTGGCTCTAACTGGCAAGTGCCACCACCAGCATATAACGCAAAATATCCTTATAATAAAGTTACACAAACAGAACGTGGTCATATCTTTGAAATTGATGATACACCAGGATCTGAACGATTGCTTGTATTACATCGCAATGGAACCTATGTAGAAATTAATGCATTTGGAACAATGGTAAGAAGAACAAAGGGTTCTGATTATACGATTGTTGATAGAAATGGTTATATTTCAATAGCAGGTAAATGTTCTGTATCTGTAGGTGGTTCAACAAACATTTATGTTGGCAATGATGCAACGATTGAAGTTGGTGGTGATGTTGATCTAACATGTCATAATGATATAGAGGCAAAAGCTGGTGGAAGGATGAAGTTATCTGGTGCTGAAGCTGTTGACATCAGAGGTAAAAATGTTTTTATTGAAGCAGATGAAAGTTTACACTTAAAAGGTGATAGTTCTACTTTCTTATCAGCTCCTTCAGTGCAAATGAAAGGTTCTAGTTCTTTTAGAATTGGATCGCCTGGATTTAGAGCTGGTCCATTTAGTGTAACAGAAGCCTCTTCTTCTCAAGCTTCTGTACTTGGTGGGAGAAAAACAGCAACAGAAACTAATATTGCTGAATACGAACCCCCTTCTCCTAAAGATAGTATTGCAATAAAGTGCGAAGATGATGGTGCATCTGATGATGAAATTAGCGATCAACAAAAAGAACTAATTAGACAAGGTATTATTAAGGAAGAAGACTTAAGAAAATCTCCAGTTGAAGGCGATAAAGCATCAATTCAATCAGGTAATAACAAAGAAATAGAAAAGTCTGGATTCTGTGATGGTTTAAAAGAAGCACCAGAATCGTTTAAACTTTCTCCAAACTTTACTTTGGGTATGCTTTCATCAAAGGCTCCATGTTCACAAGATAAAGTTGTTGCACAAAAAGGGCTTTCATATGGTGACATACTAAGTAACTTGGAAGTTGTAGCTAAAAACATTTGTGAGCCAGTATTTAACTTATATCCTAATATGTTAGTTACTTCAGGATTTAGAAGTGAACAGAATTGTACTGCAACCTCACAACATGGTAAAGGCCAAGCAGTCGATATTCAGATTAGAGGAATTTCAAAGAGTGAATACTTTAACATTGCAAAAACTCTTGCGCAGGCTCTAAATTATGATCAGTTCTTATTAGAATATTCTAACTACACTAATAATCCTTGGATTCATATCTCGTTTGCGCCTGGAAGTAATAGAAAACAAGTGATGACATTTTGGAATAATAAGAAACATGCAGACGGTTTGGTCAATCTTGCGTAATAAATATTAAGATGTCTACCACAATAAACAGAAAAACAAGAGAATACACCGATCTTGATTTTGCCTTTACAAAGTCAATTTCTGGTGATGTTGCCATCAAATCTGATGAGAATGCGATCAAAGCATCTCTCAAGAATCTAATATTGACTATAAATTATGAAAGACCATTTCATCCAGAAATAGGATGTCAGGTCAATAACTTATTATTTGAACCATTTGATCCAATCACAGAAGCAGTGATGGAACAAACAATTTATGATGTTGTAAGTAGATTTGAACCTCGTGTTACTTTATTAAAGGTGAAGGTGTCAAGTACAGTAGACTCAAATGGTGTTGAAGTCTCTGTGACATTCAAGGTAAAAAACAATCCAACACCAATTAATCTTATTACAATATTAAGTAGAGTTCGATAATGTCAAATATTAGAGTCACAGAACTTGATTTTGACGAAATCAAGAAAAATTTAAAAGAATATCTTAAGACACAAACAACCTTTAATAGTTATGACTATGAGGGTTCTGCACTTTCTGTCTTACTTGATATTCTTTCTTATAATACTCACTATAATGCATTCTTGGCTAATATGCTAGCTAATGAAATGTTCTTAGATAGTGCTGTCAAAAGAGCCTCGATTGTATCCCTTGCAAAACACCTAGGTTATACACCAAGATCTGCAAGAGGAGCAATCGGTAATATCTCTTTTAGTGTAACGCTCGATACTCCTACTAATACGTATATTAGTTTACCAAAGAATACTGTATTTACTACAAGTATTGGTGGTAATTCTCTATCTTTTTATAATTCTGAAGAGGTAGTTGGCGAAAGAAATCAAAGTACCTATAATTTTATTAGTGTTCCTATCAAAGAAGGTACTGTCTTAAATTATGATTTCACTGTGGTTAGTCCAGGACCAGCTGAAAAGTATACTATTCCTAATATTAACGTTGATACTACTTCGTTGGTGGTTACTGTACAGAATTCAACTAGCGATTCTACAACTTACTATTATCAACATGCATTAGATGTTTCATCAGTAAATGATACTTCAAGAGTATATTTCTTAGATGAAAACAAACAAGGGTTGTATGAAATATATTTTGGTGATGGAGTATTTGGTAAAAAGTTAGTAGCTGGAAATATTGTAAGAGTATCTTATGCAATCTGTAATGGATCACTTGGTAACTCTACTGAAACAGAAGATATTACTTTTTCATTATCCTCTATTGCTGGAGTTGGAACAGTAGCGATAGATTCTGGCAGTCTAGTGATTAATACAAGACCTTCAAATGGTGCTGATGTCGAGGGTGTAGATAGTATTAAGTTTAATGCACCAAAGTTTAGATCTTCCCAAAATAGAGCTGTTACTGCAAATGATTATGCTGCTGTAATTAAGGCATCTAATCCTAATATTGAAAGTATAGCAGTATGGGGTGGTGAAGAAAATAATCCACCAACATATGGTAAAGTGTTTATTGCAATTAAACCTACTTCTGGTTACATTATTACTGATTCTGTTAAAGACTTTATTAAGACAAGTGTTCTTAAAGAAAAGAAAGTGATGTCGATTATTCCAGAATTGGTAGATCCAGACTATCTCTATGTTAACTTAAATGTTGACATCACCTATGATAAACTAATTACTTCGTTAAATGCAGCAAAAATTCAATCTCTAGCAACTGGTGCAATTCAAGTATACTTTGATAATGAATTAGAAAAGTTTAATAAGCCATTATCATTTTCTAAGTTATTGAATACGATTGATACAGTTAATACTTCAATCACTAGCACGATTATGTCTGTTGGTTTGCAAAGAAGAGTAACAGTTACTTTAAATAACAATAATCAGTTTATAGATTCTAATAACATTAAGTTTTATAATAGAATCCATCCAAATACTGTAAAGTCATCTTACTTCTTTGTTCAATATGCAGGTGTATCTACCAAAGTTTATTTAAGAGATCAAGCTTCATCAAATCCTCCTAATTATGATGGAAAAGGTTGGATTTATCTTGTAAGACAATCTGATGATGTAGTATTAAATGATCAGTATGGTAAAGTAAATTATAGAACTGGTGATATAGAAATTCCAGAATTAATTCCAACTGGATTACCTACTGGTGCAACTGATATTCGAATTAACTTATCAGTTCAACGAGCTTCTTATAATTTAGCTACACAAAAGAATCTGATTCTTACATTAGATAATACAGATACTGATATCGATAAGGGTAGAACTTCTGGTCTAGTTGTTAACGTCACTGCAGAAACATAACATGTCATTAGACTTTAAAGTATCGAGTATAATTTCTGAACAGCTTCCAGAGTTTGTTCAGAGTAATTATCCTGATTTTATTTCATTTTTAGAAAACTATTACGAATACATTGAACGTGTAGGTGAACCTACCGAAATTATTCAAAACTTATCAAAATACAATGACATTGATCTTACTCAAGATGCTTGGATAACTTATTTTCTCAAGTATTATGCTGAAGATATTCCAAAGAATAAAAGATTAGATGATAAGGTATTAGTAAAAACTCTTACTGAGCTTTACAATAGAAAAGGATCTGAAAAAGCTATTAAGATGCTTTTCAGAGTTCTGTATGGTGCCTCAACAGAAGTTCAATACCCATTTGAATTTGTATTGAGATCATCTGGAGGCCAGTGGAGATCGCCAGTATCGCTAAAGATAAGATCGGGTGTTGGAGACTTCACTAAACTTGTAGGAACAACAATAACTGGTGATATATCTGGTGCTACAGGTTATGTGGTAGACATAATTAAGTATGTTCTTAATGGTGAAATGATTCACGAATTATTTCTTGATAGAAAGTCATTAACTGGAACCTTTCAATCATTTGAAACGATTACAGGTTCTTATTCTTCATTAAATAGCTCAGTTTTAATAGAAAACATTTACCTGGATATTTTTGATAGAGAGCCAACTGAAACAGAAATTTCAGCTGTACTAGAAGACTTTAATAATGGTGTAACTCTTACAACAGTGATTAAACAACTATTAAAGTCAACTGCAGTATTACAACTTCCTAATATTAGTTTTATTAATAAAATTTATTATGCTGCAACTGGATCTTTGCCAACAGACGATCAAAGATTCTATGAGCATACAAGAATTCAAGACGGTGTAAGTAAATCTTTAATTATTGATGATGTTATTGCTTCTATACAATCAGTAAGGTTTCTTAAAAATTATAGCTTAGAAAGAAATAGTGTCACTGCATCAGGTACTATTATTCCTGTAGTTAGTGATGTTTTGATAAGGGATGGTGGAAGAAATTATAGTGTTGGTGATAAAGTTTCTATTACAACCAATCTTGGCACTGCATACGGTGTTGTTGCTGATGTAGATTTAAATCAAGTATGGGATTACTCTGATTACGAACTATTATCAGAAACAAGTGATGTATTTGTTACAGAAACTGGAAACATTATTGGTCAAGAGATTGATAAGACTACTGTAGCATTACCTAGTGAAATAGAAGTGTTATTAGAAGATGGAAATGTACTTCTCCATCAAGGAAATACTTCTGTTATCTTAGAAACATTATTATACAAACCTTCTAATTCTATCGTTAAGATAGAAATGACTGATTGCTTTACATTAGTTGATCCATACGAACAACTGAATGACTTTGAGATACTTTTAGAAAATTATAATAAGTTATTAAATGAAGATACAAGTGTTTCAGATTCTTCTATTATCTTAGAAACTAAGTTTGCAACGATGGTAAGAGACTTTGAATTCTTAAATGAGGATTCAAGTGGTGTAATTAAAGTTGAAGATGGTTATTCTTCAATGATTCAAGAAAAAGCATACAGTGCCTATATTACATTTGTTAATAAGGATGGTGGGGCAACTGATGGAATTAGATCTGATGTAGATATTGTATCGGGTCCAGTATGCAGATATTATGGTGATTGGAAGAACCAACAATCTAGAATTAGTTTAAATAATACTGGATCAGTAACACCTGGTCGTTATGACATTGGTGTAGATTCAACGATTAGAAGAAGATTTATTGAAAGAGTATTTTATTATTCTGTTAATAGAGTTCCAACTGCTATTGAATATCGTGAATATGAAAATAAGATTATAAATGGTACAACACTAGCAGATGTAATTGCAGAAGTTACTAGTCTTCCTGAAGCATATGGAACTGGTAAACCTTTGAATTCTAATTCACAATTTATTACTGGACTTTATAGAATCTGTTTAGACAGAGAACCAGAAGCTGGTGGTTTAGTGTATTGGGCAAAACTATTAGCTAGAACTAACTTAGAATCGTTTATTTAATTTTATTTGGAAGAACACCAACTGTTGCTGAAGAAAGTCTTTGGAATCAATTCATTAATAGCAACGAATCAAATAAACTTTATTTAATGAAGGACTTTATTAAGACATTAGCTAATAATGAAGAAGCTGGAAGATATCTTGCTGATTTCAATAACTTCTTAAATAGTCTTTATAGAGCTTCATATAGCAGGAATCCTACTGAAACAGAAAGAAATAGAGATTTTCAATCGATTCAGAAAGGTGAAGATAGGTTGTTTATTATTAACCTAGTACTAGATAGTATTGAATGCTCCAATTTCTTGAATTCTAATTATCTATTCAGAGCTCCTAGAGAATTAATTGCTAAAACTATTGCAGAAACACCTGAGGCTGAAACATACTTAGAGCAATTCCTTGTCGATGAAGTTCTAATTAAAGATCCTATTTACTATTCACCATTCTCTTATACAATTCTTTCTGAAGAACCTAAGATAAAATGGGAAAAACCTGTCAAAGATCTTGTTCATCCAGCTGGTTTACAATCATTTGGACGTGTAAAAGTGTTTGTTAAGAATTCAGTGTAATGAGAAGAAACGTCTACATATACATTAATGTCAATGACTTAGATCCTAAAGGACCTAGTGTATATTCTACTTCACCTTCGCTTGGTGCGAGAATATCTACAACATCTAGATTTTGGTATTCACCAAGCTGGATACCAAATACAGATGATTTTTCAGCAGACCCTTTGAAGATTAAAGATATTCAAAATATTACTATAGCTGAATACATCTTTGAACCCAACAAAAAATATAACTTGGCTCCTCCTAGTTACATAAAAGTTGTTGAAGATTAAACTAATAAATAATATATCATTTACGAGGAAATAAATGGCTGCAATCGTTACAAACGAGTTTAGAATCTTCAATGCTAGACAACTAGTTGAGAGCGTCTCAGAGTCAGCTCCTTCCAATGTTTATTTGTTTGTTGGAAGACCACAAGGATGGACAGATGATGAGGATCCTCCCACACCGTTAGATACCACTCAAGCACAGTATGAGTGGAATAACGATATGATTGCGCTTAAGCGTGTCACATCAGACAATGTATCTTATGTTATTCCAAGAAGAGATTGGTCATCTGGTACAGTCTATGATGAATATAGCCACGATATTAGCAGCCTAAATCCTACTTATAGTGGTGCTACTGATAAGGCCGATGCAACCTATATTGTGATGACTGAAGAGTATAGGGTTTATAAGTGCTTATTTAATAATGGTAATATAGCTTCTACTGTCAAACCAACATCAACGAGCGGCTCACCATTCTTTACTCTAGATGGATACTGCTGGTTATATCTCTATACAATTGATGTGACTACCAGAACAAAGTTTTTAACTCCAGACTTCATGCCTGTGATGTCTTCTTTTGTTTCTAATGTGGATGGTGCTGTTAATTATATTAAGATCATATCAGGTGGTGCTGGATATGGATCTGCACCAACGATTGCTCTAGATGGTGATGGAGCAGGATTTGAAGGAACAGTCGTTTTATCAGATGATGAAGTAGCGAATGTAACTATTACTAATCCTGGATACGGATATCGCTTCGCAAACGTCACATTTAGTGGGGGAAGTCCAACAACTACTGCTACTGCAAAAGCAATCATATCACCTTATGGTGGACACGGCACAGATACAGTAAGTGAGTTGGATGCTTTTTATGTAATGATGTATACAAACTTGGCATATGATGAAGGTAATGGAGACTTTCCACCTTCTAATCAATTTAGAACGGTTGGATTAATGTTAGATCCTAAAGATTATGGAACTAATACTATTTCATA